GGAGGCCGCTTGCGCGGTCTTCGGGGCCGTTTTTGTCCCCGCACGCTGTGGGATTTCGGCTCAAAATCCCCTCAAGCTGTGGGATTTGCGTTACACTTCCCCTGCCACTGTGGGATTTGCCGTGACCCGTCGCCCCCCGCTCTCCTATGACCAGCTCGACAACCTGCCCGAGCGCCCGCGCTTCGTTCGGGTGTCCGTGTGCGAGCCCCTCCTCGCCATCGCTGCCGCCCTGTTCCCCGCCTCACGCCCCGGGGCCTCGTGCGGGGCCGCGCTGGCCCATTGGTTGGGCTCTGGCCCGATCGGCAGGGCCACCGCCTACCCCGTGGCCGACGCCACCCTGCATGACGGCTACATGGCCGGCGCCGTGGAGCTGCTGCGGGCCCTCGGCCGCGCTGGCGCCCCCTCCACCCGGGTCGACGTGACCACCCCGCCGGACAACTGGCGCGTGCACGCCGCGTGGGCCCTGTGGTCGGGCCTGGAGCTACCCGACGCTACACGGCGCCTCCTCGCCGCGGGGGTCGTCTCGCACCCCCTCTACGGGGCAGCGTCGGCCCCGATCCTCGCTGCGCTGCCCTCGGTGGACCCCATGCGGCGGGAGCCCGACGTGTAGCCGCTTGCGCGGTTACGCCGCTTGCGATACGCTGTCACCATGGAACCTCGCATCGACCGCCGCCGCAAGCCGCCCGGGGAGAGCCCCCGGGTCACCGTCGCCTTTCGCGTCGATCCCGCCCTCCGGGACCGCGCCCAGGGCCTCGCCAAGGCGCGGGGCGTCCGCACCACCACGATCCTCTGCGAGGCTCTCGCCCGCGGGCTGGCCCAGGAGCCATGATGCGCCCAACCGCCCTCGCCATCCTGCTCGCCTGCGGTGGGCCCGCCGAAGACACTGGGTCGGCCCCGCGTCCTGCGATGTCGCGCGAGGTCTTCGTGCGCCACTTCGGGCCCGCGTGGTGCGCCGCGATGGCCGGGTGTCTGCCCGACCTCGACGCCGCGGCGGCGTGCGCCAACGGTCGGTCTGAGGCCGTCGACGAATTCTGCACCGACTATGACCCCGCGGCCGGGGCATCGTGCATCGAGGCGCTCGAAGACCTCGGCGCCGACGCGCTGTGCAGCGAGGTCTACCCGGAGTCAGTCGCCGAAGCCTGCGGCGATGCGTGTGGGTGGTAGTCGTGTCCGAAGGTACCCGAAAATTGCACGATAGACAAATACTCGCCGCGGAGTATATCGGTTCGGGTAAGTCATACGGCGTCACTGCAAAAAAGGTTGGAGTGGCAAAAAAAACGATTCTCGAATGGACGAAGCACCCGGAGTTTCAGGGGATCGTCAAGTATCGGCGCCAGTGCGCGCTCGAAGAGGCCCGCGGCCTGATTGAGGCATCCGCCCCGATGGCGGTGAAGGCCCTTCGGGACATCGTCGAAGGCAAAACCATGGAAGGCTCCAAGGTCGAAAACCGCGACCGCATTAAAGCCGCCGCCGCCCTCCTCGATCGCTCTCCGGGGCTGGGCCCATCATCCTCGGTCGCCGTCTCGGCCACCGTCGCGTCGACCGTGATGGAGTTGGGGACTGACGACCTCCTCGAAGCCATGCGCCGTACCCTCCTCGCCGAAGGCGCCACCGAAGCCGCCGCCGCCGCCAAGGTGGAGGCCCTCCGCGCCAGGGTCGCCGCGTCACCGTGACCGCCTCGCTCGACATCGAGCGGGAGCTATACCGGCGCCGCGGCCTTCTGCACCCGGCCGACATCGCCGCCGAGATCGACCGCCGCGCCAAGGTCGCCGCCCACGCCCGCGCCGTCACCGCCGCCCGTGGCGACCTCCTGGCCTTCGTGCGCCTCGCCCACCCAAACTACGAGGCGGGCTGGTTCCACTCCGAGGTCTGCGCCGCCCTTGAGCGCTTCTCCGCTGCCGTCGCCGCCCGCCAGTCCCCGCGGCTGATGCTCTTCGCCCCGCCTCGACACGGGAAAACGGCCATCGTCTCGCAGCGCTGGCCCGTCTGGCACCTCGGCCGAAACCCAGGGCACGAGATCGTCTGCGCCAGCTACGGCCAAGAGCTGGCCGACGACAACAGCCGCGCCGCCCGGTCAGTCGCCCGCGATCAGTCGACGATGGAGGTATTCCCCTCCCTGGGCTCCCCGCGCGTCGTCAAGTCAAAGGCCCTCGCCCCCACCGACCTCGATCAGGTCGCCCACTGGCGCGTCGGGAACGGCGGCAGCTACAAGGCCGTCGGTGTCGGCGGCCCCCTCACCGGCCGCGGCGCGCACATCCTGATCATCGACGACCCGGTGAAGGATCAGGCCTCGGCCGACTCGCCGGCCGTCCGCAAAGCCTGCGTCGACTGGTACAAGTCCACCGCCCGCACGCGCCTCGCCCCAGGAGGCGGGGTGCTCCTGATGATGACCCGCTGGCACGCCGAAGACCTCGCGGGCGTGATCCTCGCTGAGGCCGCCGCAGACCCCAACGCCGATCAGTGGCAGGTCGCCCGCTACCGCGCCATCGCCGACGAAGACGAGGCCCATCGCGCCACAGGCGAGGCCCTGCACCCCGCGCGCTACCCCGTCCCCGAGCTGCTCAAGATCCGGGCGACCCTGGGCCCGCGGATCTGGCGGTCGCTCTATGACCAAAACCCAGTCCCCGACTCGGGGAACATGATCCGCGCTGAGTGGTTCGCGACCCGCTACACCTGCCGCCCCGAAGACCTCGCCGCCACCGCTGATAGCGTGTGGGTGACCTCCGACGCCGCCAAAAAGCCAGACGGCTCCTCAGACTTCCACGCCATCCAAGTCTGGGCGCGCAAGGGCGCAAAGCGCACGCTCCTTGACCGGCGCACCGAGCGAATGGGCTACCCGGGCTTCGAGGCGGCCCTGGACGGCATGATCTACAAATGGCTCCCCCACCTTCGCCGCACCGCTGGCGCCGCGCTGGTGGAGGACACGGCCAACGGAACCACCTACATTCAGTGCCGCGCGCACCTGTCACCCGTGCCGATCATCGCCTTCCATCCATCGTCGGACACACCGGGACAGGACAAGAGTAAGCAAGCCCGCGCCGTCTACGTCCAGCGGGCCGCCGAAGCCGGGCAGATCGAGTTACCCGCCGCCTCCGTCTGCCCCTGGGTTGAGGATTACGTCTGCACCCTGACGGCCTTCCCGCTCGGCGCCCACGATGACGACATGGACGCGACCTCGCAACTGCTGATGCGCTGGGCCCTCGAAGACACCCAGCCGACCCTCGCCGCATCGAACGCGGGCCTGTCGACGTGGTTCGGGGTATAGTCCACCCATGAGCACCGACGCCGCGCCCGAAGCCACCGCCCCCGACCACCTCGACGCCGCCGGCGCCTACTCGGCCGCCGCGCTGGTCAACACGCTGTCCGGCATTGGCGGCGCTCGGGACAGCGGGCAGGCGGCCCGGCCGAACGTCCAGCGGGAACTCCTCAGTGACTTCGAGTTGGAGGCCCTCTACCGTGACACGGTCTATGGGCGCCTCTGCGAACTGATGCCCGACTACGCCACCCAGCGCGGCTGGACCGTGTCCGATGCCACCCCCATGGTGGACCCCCTCGAAGAGCGGATGCGGGCGCTCCACGTCGCCACCACCCTCGGCCGCGCTGACGCCCTGGCCCGGGCCTACGGTCGCGCCGCGGTCTGGGTCGTGGTCGACGACGCCGCCCCCACGATCTCCGACCCTCTCGATCCCACCACGATTATCAGGGTCCACGCCATCCACGCGCTGTCCTGGCGCGACTTCTCGCCGATCGCCTGGGAGACTGACGTGCGCTCGCCCATGATGGGCAAGCCGCGCCTCTACTCCGTCACCCCGGCCAACACGGGCCGCACCCACACCGTCCACGCCACCCGGCTCCACGTCCTCCTCGGCGACCCGCTGACCCCTGCCTTCGCGTCCGACGTGCGCATGGGCGCCCCGCTGGCGTGGCGCTGGTGGGACGCGATTCGCGACCTGTGCAGCACGTCTGCCGCCGCCGCCCGCGCCGCCCAGGAGCTTTCGGTGGGGATCTTCCGCCTCGCCAACCTCGCTGGGCAGGCGACAGGGGATCAGGCTGGCGCCTTCGCCGTGCGCATGGGCCTCCTCAACATGGGGAAGTCAGTCGCAAACTCTATCGTGATTCAACAAAACGAGGAGTACCGCCGGGAAAACATCCCCGCGTCTGGCTTCGATGGCCTCTCCGCGTCCGCCCGAACCGCCCTGTCGCTGGTCACAGGCTACCCCGAGCAACTCCTCTACGGCACCGCGCCCGGCGGCCTCAACTCGGATGGGGATTCATGGTGGCGATCTTGGACAAACGTAGTCGCCGCCTACCAGACCCGCCGCTACTTCGAGCCCGTCCACTGGCTCTGTCGCTGCCTGTACGCTGAGGCCGGCGGCGAGCCTGAGAAATGGCGACTGGAGTTCAATCCACTCGGCGCCCTCGACGACAAGGCCCGCGCCGAGATCCGCTCCCTGGTGGTGGCCGCCGACGCCACCGAGATCGCCAACAGCGTGCTGACCCCAGACGATGTCCGTGAGCGGTACGCGACAGGGCGCTACGAGAGCGAGCTGCAACCCCGGCGCCCCGTCGCCCAGGAGCCCCCCGACGCCCTGACCCCCGAGCAACTCGCCGCCGCCCGCGCCCGGCTCAGCGCCGCCCTGTCGCGCGCCGACGCGGACACCTACCGTCCACCCGCCGGGGCCGCGGGCAACGCCCGGAAGGTCCTCCAGTGGCGCGAAGAGCACCCGAGCGAGATCCGCGGGATGACGGCGACCGGCTGGGCACGCGCCCGCCAACTCGCCAGCGGCGACCCGATCAGCGCCCAGGACGTGATCGAGATGCGCGCGTGGTTCGCGCGCCACGGCGCCCAGACCGCTACCCGGGCCGTCGATCCTCAGTACGAGGGCGAGCCCTGGCGCGACGCCGGCTATGTGTCCTGGCTCGGCTGGGGCGGCGACACGGCCCGCGCCTGGGTCAACGGCCTCGCCGCCCGCGCTGACGCCGCGGATGCGCTCTGCCTCCTCGCCCCCCTGTCGCCAACCGGCCGCGCCATCCACGCCGACATGCTGGCCCGGGTGCGTGAGATCGTGCCCGACATCGAGGTGGAGGCCGAGCCCCACCTGACGCTGTTGTACCTCGGTGAGCAGTCCGACCCAGTCGCCGCGGTCGACTCCTACGACCGGGCCCGCGCCATCCTCTCCGACGCCCGGCCCGCGACCCTACAGGGTGGCAGGATTGCCCTGTTTGAGCCCGCGCAAGGCAAGCCGACCCCGATCGTCATCGAGTACACCTCCTCGGCCCTCGGCGCGCTGTCCGGCCGCCTGACCCGGGCCCTCGCCCAGCACGTCACGGCGCCCCAGCACGACCGCTACCGCCCGCACACGACCCTCGGGTACGCCGACCGCCTGACCCCCGAGCAGGTCGACGCCCTGGAGGCCATCGCAGCCCCGGGCCGGCACACGATCGACGCCGCCACCCTTCGCCTCGGCGCCCGTGACATCGGCCGCGCGATGCCGCTGGGGGGCTGATGGCGCTGCCGCCGCGCCGGATCATCGTCGGGCCTGCGGGCGCCCTTCGCCTCGACGCCGGCCGCCTCCCTGCGCCCGCCGCGCGCCGCCCTCGCTTCCCCGCCACGATCGAGCGGCGCTACACGGCCACCCTCCTCGCCCGCGTGGCGCTGATGCAGCGCCTCCTCGTGGAGCAGCTCCAGATCGGCGGCGCGCTGGCCGCTACCTGGGATCGCGTGGTGGCCCGCGTCGATCACGCTGACGACATCGTCACCGACATCCTCCAGATCGTCGAGACGGTGCGCCGCGTGGCCGGCGAGGTCCTGCCCCTGTCGCCTGAAGAACTGGAGGCCGTCGCCGCCGACGTGGACACCTTCGCCACCGGGCAGCAGGCCGAGATCTTCCGCCGCCTCGCCGCCGTCGACGTGTTCAGCGCCGAGCCCCTGCGCAACCTGTACGGGTCATTCGTCGCCGAGAACGTCGATCTGATCACGTCCATCGGCGATCGGTACTTCGCCGAGATCCGCCAGACAGTGACAGACGCCGTCCGCACGGGCCGGCGGTCTGCCGACCTCGCCGCAGACATCGAGGCCCGCTACGGTGTCTCGCAGTCGCGCGCGAAACTGATCGCCCGTGACCAGATCGCCAAGTTGAACGGGCAGATCACAGAGGAGCGCCAGACCTCGGTGGGCGTGACCCGCTACATGTGGTCGGCCTCCGGCGATGAGCGGGTGCGCCAGACCCACCGGGCCAACGATGGCAAGGTGTTCGACTGGCGGGAGCCGCCCGCGACCGGCCACCCGGGGCAGGATTACCAGTGCCGATGCGTCGCCATCCCGATCTTCGATGACGCCGACGAGGCCCAGGTGCTGGCGGAGCAAGCCTCTCGCATGGCCGCGGAATCCGCGCGCCTGTCCGCTTGACGTGCGCGCTGCCGTGTGCTACCGCTAATCCAATGGCAACCCCGACCGCCATCACCCGACGCATCGACCGCGCAGGCGCCCCCCTGCGGCGGGCCCACGTCCGCGAGTCCGACGGCGCGCACCTCTACGAGGGGATCGCCAGCCGTGAGGGCGTGCTGATCTACCAAACCCCCAACGGCCCGCGCCGCGAACTGGTGACCCTGGACGCGCTCAAGTCGATGGCCGGGTCGCTGCCCCGCGCCACCCTGACCCTGACCCATCCGGCCGCCTTTGTGTCGCCCGACAACGTCGGCAAGCACGGTGTCGGCGACGTCGACGGTGAGATGGTGATCGAAGAGGAGGACACGCAAGGCGCCTTCGCTCGGGTCCGCGTGGCCGTGCGCCGCCGCGACGCGATCGACTCGATCGCCCGGGGCACGCATGAACTCTCGGTGGGCTACGACGCCACCCTCGACGAGACGCCCGGGACACACCCTGTCTTCGGCCCCTACGACGCGCGCCAGATCGGCCGCGTCGTCAACCACCTCGCCGTGGTCGACCGGGGCCGCGCTGGCGCCTCAGTCGCCCTGCGCACTGACGCCCTCGAATCCTCTCCCCCTACCCCCCAAGCAGGAGGGTCGATGACCCCCGAACAGATCCAGGCCCTTGCGGACGCGGTCGCCGCCAAGGTGATCGAGAAGCTCGCCGCGGCTGAGAACGCAGAGCGCGCCGCCCTCGACGCGAAGAACGCCGCGCCCGCCGCTGCCCCGGCCGCGCAGGCCGACATGGTTCCCACCGCTGAGATGAAGGCGAAGATGGACGCCGCCGAGGCGCGCATCGCCGCCCTTCAGGCCCGCGTCGACGCCGCCGACCTCGCCGAGGTCGATCGCCTCATCGGGCTCCACGGGATCAAGACCGACGCGAAGGATCTCCCGGGCAAGCGGGCTGCCGTCGCCTC